TTTGTAGTGCAAGGCCAGCAATGCCACAATTTGAACACCCCAAAGGATTTTATAAAGAACATTTTGCTTGGATGCCAGATTGGGGAGTAGAACTACCAGAAGGCTATAGCGCTTTATTTATGACGCCTATGAATAGATTTGACTTACCCTTTATAAACACTACTGGTATTGTAGATTCAGACAAAGTTCATCTTTTAGGTAGTTTTCCATTTTTTATTGCAGATGGTTGGGAAGGAACCCTGCCTGCAGGAACTCCTTATCTACAAATTCTTCCATTTAAAAGAGAAAATTGGCAACATAAAATTGATATTTTAAATCAATCAGAAATGTATGATAAACTGGTAAATAATGCAAGTTTTTATAGACAGCCTGACGGCGGGGTATATAAAAGTAAAGTATGGACAAAAAGAGACTATAAATAGGGGAATAAAATGCAAACATGGACAGAAAAAGAAAGTCTTGGACAAGGAATAACTTGTTATCGTGGAGTAATAAAAAAAGAATTTGATGTAATTAATAGGCTTGAAAGCACTTTAGGTTCTGTTGCTGGGTATGGAGAATTATCATCAGAGGGAAAAGCATACCACTGGATGCCAGCATATGTAGGATATCAACAATTAATGCCTGACTATAGAGATTGTGTAGATTTTAAATTTAAAAAAACTGATATAGAACAAGATAAAAGTGAAGATTCATTAAAACTGCAGGAACTTTGGCAAGACGTTTACGATGCTCAGGCAGCAGCCGTTGAAGACTATAGACGAGATTACAATATTATGAAATTAAAATATTGGGAGGCTTTTAATTTTATTAAATATGGTCCAAAACAACACTTTAAAGAGCATCATGATCATGGGTATTCTTATAATTGCACAGTTTCTTTAGTTGCATATGTTAATGATGACTACGATGGCGGAGAGTTATATTTTAGATTGCAAAATTTAAATATTAAACCAAAGGCTGGAGATCTTTATATATTCCCTTCTAATTTTATGTATCCACATCAAGCAATGCCCGTTCACTCTGGAACAAAATATTCTATTGTAACAATGTTAGACTACAGCAAAAAATATCATACACCAGACATGTATGATCCAAAATGGGATAATGAATAATGCTAAAAATTTTAGTAGAAAAGATGCAGGGTAGTGATTTTAATATTAGTCCAATGTCAATAAAAAGGGATTGGATGGACCTTACATCTGAAAATCATGCATATAGATGTTTTCCAGTAACACAGGCAAATGTAATTGGGTGGAATCTTACATGCACAGAAAATATTGAGTTTGAGTGGGATGGAATAAATGATCAGACAGATCAACATGTAAAAATATTTAGCCCCCAAGGTTCTTATGCTGGAAGGGGTCAATCTTCTATAAGTTTAAACACTGGTTTGGTTTTTAGAACAGACAGTAATACTAGCATCTGGACAATTAATCCAGTAAACTATTTTAGTGAAGACTTTGAAACAATGTCTAATTTAATTAGCACATCGTTTTATCCTAATCCACTACCACTAGCCATTAGAGCACGAAAGGCAAATCAAAGAGTAGTTATAAAATCAGGAATACCAATAGCAACCATTATTCCTATATCTCTAACAAATTTAAACAACACCACTATAGAACTTGTTGACTATAAAGATGAGGACAGGTCAAAACAAAAAGCAAACATGTCCTACGGTGAAGCAGCACAAGAAATTAATAAATCTGGACAATGGACAGACTGGTATAGAGATGCTGTTAACGAAAAAGGAGAAAGTGTGGGCTCTCATGAAGTAAAAACCTTAAAACTTTCAGTCAAAAATAACATGAATAGTGATACAATATAAACATGGAAGAATATAAGGTAGTACAAAGAAAACCATCAATGACGCCTTCTGGGTGGTTTGGAAATAGTAAAAACATGATTGTTGAGTTAGAAAACTTTATGACCCAAGAAGAAATAGATTTTTTAGAAAAGGCTGCCAAGTCTATAACCATATGGGATGTAACAGAAACACATGTTAATGAAAATGGCACAGTAGTTTATGATTCTGATTATTGGAAAGATAGAGTAGCAACTTCTCCAACTTTAGATAAAAATGATCCTACAATTGCACCAGTTATTGCAGGATTATTTCAAAGGTTAAAGCCAATAGTTGAAGATTTTTATAAAGTTAAAGTTATTCCTACTGGAACGACTATTGTTAGGTGGCTTCCAGGCCAATTACAAAATCCTCATGCCGACAAAGAACTACATGAAGGTCCAGATGCTGGATTACCAAATGATTTTCCTAATTATGATCTATCTAGTTTATTTTATTTAAACGAAGATTATGAAGGTGGAGAATTATATTTTCCAAATCAAGGAGTTAAATTTAAACCTAAAAAGGGTGCTGCTTATTTTTTCCCAGGAGATATGCAATACATTCATGGAGTAACAGAAATAAAAAATGGTATTAGATATACTTGTCCATTTTTTTGGGAAATAGTAGAACATACTGGAGATCGGAAGCCACAAAATGTCTAATCTAGATCTTAAGGCAATAGAAATATATCCTAATATTCTTGTTTATAAGAATCTTTTTAAAGATATTGCACAATCTTATAAAATTTTAACAGACTCCTTATTAGAAACAGAAGACAGACTTTTTAGCCCTTGGACCAAATGGTCTGTTTTTGGAGATTATTTAAATCCACCAATACCTAATTTTGATTTATCAGATAGGTATGGAAATATAAAAAATGTACAAACTAAAACGAAAACACAAGAAAATGAAAAAAATCTTATTATAGAAATGATGGAAAACTTTCATTTAGTTACAGAAGACTATATTAAAAGATACAGTATTGATGTAGATTTAAATGCAACGTCTGTTAATGAAGATGGAAATATTGTACCAACTTGGCGCTGTACAGGCGGCACAATTGGTAAATATAATGTTAGTACAGATGACTATAAAATTGGAATGAACTATCATTCAGACTATATAAGAGAATCAGGTTCTGCGCCAGGATATAAATTTGTAATAACGTGTACAATATATTTTAATGATGACTATGAAGGTGGAGAGGTTGATTTTGCAATGGGTGATAAATTTATAAAATATAAGCCAGAAGCAGGGGATTTATTAGTTTTTCCATCAGGTCACCCAGACTATCTTACAGAAAATGGAAAACCATACTTGCATGGAGTTATGCCATCGTATAACAAAAATAAATTTTTATCAAGACTCTATTGGGAAAAATATCAAAAAGGAACAGATCTTTGGTATGAAAAACAGGCAAGGTTTGGAAAAGATGTGTGGTATAAGATGCAAAACGATTTACGAAAACAGTTTATGATAGAACACCCTCAAAAGCCCGCATTAGAAAATAATGCAGAGTCAGGAGTAAAAAAATTATGAATTTAAAAAATAAAAAAAGAATAACAAAGGATATTTTAATTTATGAAAACTTTATTGATGCAGACACGGCCGCTAAACTTGTAAAGGTTTTAGATAAACATGCAGAACTTGGATTGATTACATGGATGCCCATATCTTTTTATGAGTCTTACTCGTCAGTATTACCACAAGACAATGACGAGCATGTAGAGAATGAAGGATTGCCAAACGACATATTTTCACAAATAAAACAAGGCATTATTAATGCTGTTGCAAGTGTTCACGATCTTGATCCAAAAATAATTTCTCAAATTGGGTACCACACACAAAAGTGGGAACCAGGCGCATATGCAAGAAAACATTCTGACAACACAGACGAGCACGGTCATTCTGGTGCTTTTACAAGAAGTAGATATGCAGCCTTTTTATATTTGAACGATAACTTTGAAGGGGGCATGTTACAGTTTCCAGATCAAGACATAAGCCTTCAACCTAAAGTTGGAATGCTTGCTGCATTTGACGGGGGATTTAACAATATGCACGAAGTAACTCTTATTACTAATGGAGTCAGATATACCATTGGTTCATTTTGGGATGATAGAGAAGAGTCTGATTATCCTCAAGAACTAAGAGATGCTTGGGCTACAGAAATGAAAGAAACTAGAGCAAAACAAGAAATTGAAAGAGCCGAATGGCAAGAGTTACTTAAACAAGGCTGGAAATTAGACATAAACGGAAATAAGTATAAGCCAGAAGAGGTTTTAAATGATTGAAAATTTTAAAAAAGAATTAATAAAAAATAATTATAAATTTGAAGAAATAACAGATGAAATATTATTAATTAAAGATTGTTTATTAAAAGAAGAGATGAATTTTTTATGGAATAAAATTAATGAAGCATCTCAAGCAGATTGGGAAATAGAATATTTGTCAAACCTGCCAAGATTTTGTATGGAAAAATTTGGTAGAGACGACGTTGAAAATCTTGTTGCTGAAGGAAAGTTTGAAATTACTCACAACTGGGCTGATAAAAATTTAAATATTGCACAATATGAAGAATATAGAAAATTTCACAAAAGACTTAATGATTTAGTTGAAAATTCAGATTCAAACTTACATTTAAGCGGTTTTGCTACTATTCAAAGAATGCAACCTGGAGTTGAATTAAAATCTCACACCGACCAACACACCGACCCTTCAATTAAGTATGCAACAATATTATATATTAATGATAATTATAATGAAGGAGAACTTTTTTTTAAAAATTTAAATTTAAAACTAAGACCAAAACCAGGAGAAATGTTATTTTTTCCAGGAGATGAAAAACATGAGCATGGAGTAGAACATGTTGCCGATGGACCAATAAGGTATGTTCTTGTCGGCTTTATCAAAGAAAGCGATCATTATGTTAAAAATAAATACTAGGGGAAAACACAATGAATAAAGAAATGCTAGATTCAAAAGTTTACTACTATACCGATGCAATAGAAAATTTTGATAAATTTCAAAACACATTAAAAGAATTAGATTCCCTTAATTCAGATATTGAATACAAAGTAAATGTTTGGGATATTTGGACAGCCTCTAATGATAAAAATTTTATTTATGGTGAAACAAAAACATTTAATATTAATGCAATAAATAGAGTAGGTGGCGAAGTTGGAGAAAAAAGTAAATATATTTATGATTCAGTAATGACTACCTTTTATAATGTTTGCAAAGACTATGCAACTTCTCTTGGAGATTTTGATGAGCCAAAACTTTTTCCAACATTTAACATAAAAAAATATAATACTGGAATAGGGATGGGCGCACATTTTGATCAATTAGATGGAGACAAAACTTTAAAATATTCTCTTGTTATGTATTTAAATGATGATTGCGAAGGCGGAGAAATATCCTTTCAATTAAAAGATTATGATGGTGGTTGGACAAGTGCTGATGGATTCTCTAAAGGAACAGCACCATTTGTAGACTTAGATTATGACATATCTGTTGCAAATAAAGTAATTGATTTTGGAGTAAAACCAAAAGCAAATAGTGTTGTTATTTTCCCAGCATTTCCTCCATATTTTCATACAGCACATACTGTAAAGTCTGGCGTAAAATATATGGTTCCAGGACACTGGATTTACAATAATACAGGGATATAATTAATACATAAGAGATGGAGAATGTAAATGAATAAAGAAGTTTTAGAGGAAAAAGTTTATTATTATACTAATGTGTTTGATGATTTACAAAAACTCATGAATGCTGTAGAAGAAAGTTCGCCAAATTGGGAAGAATGGACAGCCTGTAGCGGAGAACACTATATTTATGGAACGGGAAAAACCATAGTATCATCTACTGGAAATATTGATGGAGAAATAAATGATTATATTTTTAATACAATAAATGATGCATTTCAAAAAGTAGCCAAAGACTATGCAATGTCAATGGGGGATAATTCTGATCCTAAACTTTTTCCAGCATTTCCAATTAAAAAATATATGGCTGGAACATTTATGGGGGCACACTTTGATCAACAAGAAGGCGATGAAAGACTTAAATATTCTTTAGTTATGTATCTTAACGATAACTATGAAGGCGGAGAAATTTCATTTACAATAAAAGATCCAAATGGTCCCATTAAAAGCGGAACACCTGCAGCAGACTTTACAAATGCCGATTCTGAAACCTATAGTTTTGCTATAAAGCCAAAAGCAGGAAGCATAATTATTTTTCCACCATCACCACCATATCACCATACTGCTCATTTAGTAAAAAGTGGCTTTAAGTATATGGTTCCACAACACTGGATTCATAACAATATTGAACTTAATCGTAATCAAAGCATGTAAATAAGAATAGAAAATTTAATAAAATATAATGTTTAAAATTAATAAAATTTCTAACAATGTTTATGAAATTGAAAATTTTTTAACCAATGAAGAGTTAAACGAAGTTTATAAAATAATTAAAAATACTCCAGAAAAAGACTGGTTCGATGAGTCACTTAACAATGAAAATAAAACTTCAGATTTTTGGCTTGGTAAAAATTTATATTTTAAAACAAACAATATTTTTAATTTAATAAACGATAAAATGAAAAATCTTCTTGAATCCTATTCATATTATCCAGATAAGTTACATTTAAAAAGATATATGAAAGGTGATTTTATAAAGCCTCATACTGATCAATGGATTCCAGATCTTCCCTATTATATTGGTTATGGGTTTTGTCTATACTATAACAATAACTATAGTGGCGGGGAATTAGACTATCCAGATTTAAAAATTACAGTTAAACCAAAAGCAAATGCATTATATATTCATGGCGGAGAAGTTTTGCATGGATCTCTTCCAGTTTTAGATGACAATATCAGATATTTTTCAACCGTTTTTATTCATGGTACAAAAGAATTTCCTACTATATTAAAGAAAGAGTTATTTGTATGATACATAATATAACAGAACAAGAACAATTTGTTATTAATATTTTAAATAAAAAGAAAAATGGATATTATGTTGAATTAGGAGCAGCACACTATAGTAATGGCAACAATACGTACTTATTGGAAAAAGATTATGATTGGTCTGGAGTATCTTTTGAAATAGTTGATTCTATGCGAGAAGAGTTTAATTTTAATAGAAAAAATCCTTGTATGGGGAATGCGCTATCTTTTAACTATATAAATTATTTTGAAAAAAATAATTTTCCAAAACAAATAGATTACCTTCAATTAGACATAGATGCTGGATATGATATATATGGAAGACCAGTAGGAAATAGTCATTGGACGCTACATGGACTTTTAGCAATACCCTTGAATATTTATAGGTTTACTTTAATTACATTTGAGCATGACGCTAATATGTATTGGAAAAATATTTCTATACGTGATGCTCAAAGAGAAATTTTAGATTCATTTGGGTATTCTTTGGTGCACAGATCTTATCATGAGGATTGGTGGGTTGATCCAAATATTATTGATTTAGAACAATATAGAAAATACTTTAAGTGGGATTGTTTATAATATGAAAACAGCAATTGTTACTGGAGCAAGCAAAGGTGTAGGCTATGCAACTGTAAAACTTTTATCTGAAAATGGATATAAAGTGATTGCCGCTTCAAGGGATTTGTCTAAAGTATCTAACCTAGTTTCTGATAATGTTGAAGTTTATTCTTTAGATATAACCAATTCTAGTGAAATTAAAAAATTTTACGAAAAATATAAAGATATAACTCTTGATCTGCTTGTCAACAATGCAGGCGGAGGCGCTGGGCCTACCCACATTATTAACGAAACAATGGATAATTTTAGGAAAGCATATGATATAAATGTATCTGGGCCAATGTATCTTTCACAACTTTTTGTACCATGTATGAAAAAATCTCAATCTCCAACTATAGTTTTTGTTACTTCCTTCGGAGGAAAAATTCCTTATCGTGGTGGGGGTAACTATACTAATGCTAAACGTGGAGAAAGAGGCCTTATCGACACTATGAGACTAGAATTTCCAGAGTATGGCATTAAAATAACTGAAATTTGTCCCGCTACTATTGATACTCAAGAACAAAAAAGAGACCATGCGCTATCTGCAGAGGATTTGGCCAATGCAATTTATTGGGTTGGGTCTTTGCCTAAACATTTGAATATAAATCAAATAGAGATGTGCCATATAAATAGTAGTAAGTTTTAATAATATATACAACTTTTACTTTATATAAGCACCTAACTGTAAAGTAAACATTTACTTTGTTATTTACGTGTAAAATTTTGTTTTAGTATTGTGATATACTAGGGTTACTTTACGATTAGTAAAGCACTAATAATATTTTTTAATAGAAAGTTGGAAAAATCAATGTCGGATATCTTTTCTTTTCGTTTGTCAGATGAGTTTGTAAACAAATACTCTACAGTGCCAGCGCCTTTTGGCTTTACAGACGCAGGGTCTAACTCATTAGGAGAGATTACGTTTATACGAACATACTCCCGAATGAAAGAAGACGGAACAAAAGAAAGATGGCATGAGGTTTGTAAGCGGGTAATTGAAGGAATGTATTCGGTACAAAAAAATCATGCTAAGGATAATCGTTTACCTTGGAATGACAATAAAGCACAAAAGTCTGCCCAAGAAGCATTTCAAAGAATGTTTGAATTAAAATGGACACCTCCAGGTCGTGGCTTGTGGGCATTTGGAACTCCCATGACTATGGAGAAACGTAATTCTGCTTCCCTTCAAAATTGTGCAATGGTCTCTACTCGTGATATTGATCGTAATGATCCAGGTGCCCTTTTTGCTTGGGTAATGGATGCTTTAATGTTAGGTATAGGTGTAGGGTTTGATACCATTGGTCAAGACAAAGAAATAGCCATTTATGCTCCAACAGAACCAGAAAATGTATGGGAAATTCCAGATACTCGTGAAGGCTGGGTAGACTCTGTAAGAATGCTATTAAACTCATATTTGCGATCTAATCAGGCTATTCAAAAGTTTAATTATGATCTTATCCGTCCTCTAGGTGCCCCAATAAAGGGCTTTGGAGGGGTTGCTAGCGGTCCAGCACCACTTATTGCACTACATAATAAGATCAATACAGTTATTGGCGGTAGATCAGGAGAAAAACTTGACTCTCGTGCAATTGTAGATATTGTTAATCTTATTGGTACATGTGTTGTTTCTGGAAATGTTCGTCGTTCCGCTACCCTTGCTTTAGGCAATGCTGAAGATAAAGATTTTATTAATTTAAAAAATGCAGAGGTTTTTCCAGATAGAAACTCCTTTGATTCAGAGAATCCAGGATGGGCTTGGATGTCTAATAATTCTATCTCTGCAGAAGTTGGAACAAAATATGAAGACTATGTTGATTTAATTGCAGATAATGGCGAGCCAGGATTTATTTGGCTAGATGTTGCTAGAGATTATGGAAGATTGGCAGACGCTCCAGACTATAAAGATTCTCGTGTTATGGGATTCAACCCTTGCGCTGAACAGCCATTAGAAAGTTATGAATTATGCACACTTGTAGAAGTTCATTTAAATCGTCATGAAGACAAAGAAGACTTTTTACGTACATTAAAGTTTGCCTACTTATATGGTAAAACTGTTACGCTTATGCCAACACATTGGCAAACCACAAATGGAATTATGCAACGTAATCGTCGTATTGGAACATCTCTTACTGGTATTGCATCATTTGCAGATACAAA